ATGGCTTGGATCACATTTCGCTGGAGCCACTCCGATACAGTACCGTCGAGGCGTGAGTAGTCTGTGCACAGCCAGTCAAACTTATCTTTCACGGCTAGGTCACGCAGGCGCTTCACCATTTGAGTTGGTGTTTTGCCTGGCCCATACCATTTGAACTGTTTTAGTGTCTCTTTGAATGAGAGTGTAAAGCAGGAAAGGTTTGTTGTCAGCTCCGGAGACATTGTTGTGATATTTCGCGGGTCAGTGACATTCGCGTAGGGCTCTGCTTTCACAAAGCACTCTAAGCGATTGATGATATTCGTTGTCAAAGACGGTGCGATCATGTTGTACCGAGCTTTCTGCTGTGGGTTGTTTTGGCGACTTCTCACTTCCTCCACTGCCAAAGGATTGCCGACGTTTGGAGTTTTTACTACCAACTGCGCGAACTCATTCGCGTAATATTTGTAAACCCTTGGCGGGACCTTTTCATTCTTGACAGATGTCACCCGGCCTTTGACTGTGGCCACATCAGAATTTACTCCTTTTGTGGCGAACAGTGCTGGTTCAGAAACCAAAGGCGAGGTTGTCACCGCTCCTACCTTCTTTCCATCCTCGGTAGCTAGCGGGCCCAGTGGCGTGAAGCTGGTTAGAACATCAGTTGTTTTCACAACATTTGGCTCCAGCTCCAGGCCCATCAGATCAAATAGTAAGGGTGCGTCAACCGAGGCTGCTTCAGCTCCATTAGCTCTTAGCAGACGTTCGATATCTGACACAACTGGTGGGGCTGTTTTGCACAACATCCTCGCCTTTATGGCTTCATACGCTCGGCCTGTCATTTCCACGGATTGCCAGCGACCAGTTTTGGCCACTGACAAGGCGTCAGAAATGGGTTCATACAATACGGAGAAATCTCCTTGTCGTATTGTCTTCCGCTTTAGGCTCTCGTTTCTAGGTAGAAACCAAGCGTAAGGGTACGGTACGTACGCCATAGGCGTGATGGCCACCAGCCGGTGTTCACCATCTCCTCCTATTTGTCTCTGTTCCAGGTTATAAACTATCAAACGGCTCCCTGTTTCACCACTCTCCAGATGTTCGTTCGAGCATACTATGTCACCTTTGTAGTCCCACAGCTTATGTGAGTAAGCCGCGCCACCCGCAACAGTAAACTCTACTTCGTCGCCCATAAAGCGATAAGCAAAGTCTTCTGTGCGGCCGACAACTTTAGTCGGTGAGAAGGTGTAGATTAGAATAGGTCGGCCATAGGATAACCATTTATTCATATCTGTGTAGTAGTCGACGTCAGTCATTATGATTACGTGCTCGTCAGTGATGTCGTCGTCTCGATACTGGGTACCAAGGTCTTTTAATCCATAAAAATACCTTGTTCCAGATCCAGAGTCGGGTGGGGACATTGAAACATTATAAGGTTTCATGCCCGCTGCTGTTACGAGCCCGTTCATGTACTGATTCACCGCCGTTCGAAAAGCGGCAGCGGTTGGGTGTGAGTGACTTGTTCTTGTTGGGAACACTTTGATGTTTTCACTTGTCAAGAAGAGGTGTCTTAGGTTCTTAGGGCGCTCAATAACGCTCTCTATTAACCGTGACAATTCTCCTACGTCGATCTGACCTAAATGGCAAAGGTAAGTCCAGACGTATTGCACATAGCAAATGATTCGCGTCATTGCTAAGGCAAGGGTCCGGAATACTCCCCGCCCACGATAACAGCGTGAGGGGAATACTTCTTTTCCAATGTATT